CTCGGTGGAAAATCCCGAATGTGATATTTTCCTTGCTTCACAATGGAGCGGATGTGGTCACGAGTTTGCTGAGGAAAGTGTTCTTCAACTTTCTTCTCAAATTTCTTTAAGTCACCATTAGAAAGGTCCCCACTCTCAGACGCCTCTTGAGGCATTAGAGATCGGAGCTTATTCATGGTTACCGCTCCTGGAAGATCGTACTTCTTCCGAGTGTGTTCATCCCTTAAGACAGGGATAGGCACGGCTCGGAGTCCGTCACCTCCAGGCAGAGGTATTGATTTATCGAAAACTTGAAGAAGATCGTAAAGATAAACTCTCTTCATTAACGAGTGATCATACCGGATACTTGTACTGTCAATCGAATCCACCAGTCCTAGTCCTCCATGTTTCTTTGAAAGATGGAGGGATCGTGGGGTCTCGCGAAGGGCAGGTAGGTTCCTCTTTAGGAACTCATACTTAACCCAATCACCAGTCCCCCAGTAGAACTGAGTCTCTTCAAAACAATAGGAGAGTGTCGTTCCAACTCGGGTTTGGCATGAAACCTTACCCGTGTGGAGAACATCCCCTTTGTAAAAGAGCTGTGAATTCACAGTACAAAAATCAGGATCAATGAAATTCTTTCCTAAGGAAAGGCTGAGACCAACTTGGGGAGCCTGAGCTCTCCATGTGTCAATCTCCTCCTGCCCACCTCTGGCGACAACATCGTCACCATTGATTAGATAGGAATACTTCTTGAATCCTGAATAAGAGACAATATAATCATTAAGAAAGCACAACAGTGGGAAACTCAAAAGAGATCCCATCAACTGTCCCGAGGTCTGAAACCCCTTGACCCCATCGGGGTAAAGGATCTCGTGACTCGAACATTCCCATCGAACCCACTCTCGAGTGGGCTCATGGTCGATCTCCGAAAGAATGCCCTGAATGAGGGCCTCGGTAACCGCCATGGGAAAGTTATCAGTTGCTGCTGTATAATCACCTGACAACCAAAGACTATTCTCTGGTGTACGGGATTGTATCTCCTTAATCATTGTCTCGATCCGGTAAATCCAGGGTAAGGTATCCTCCTCAAAAGATTCATGCTCTGACCAGGGAGCCTTGGCTCCCCCCGTCAGACAAAATTGTGGTTGCTCTTCCAAATATGTTCTCAATGCCCTTTGTAGGGGTTGTAGGACTTTTGTTCGAGCCTCAGCAGCCGTAATCATCCGAACCTTAAGGGGTTCGGATAACGCGACTGCCTTTACCACGGGACTCTTTGAGGGGGGTCGGGAAGGAAATTGCAAGTCCAAGGACCAATCAAGATCACTAGAGGGGAGGTCAATGTCGTTAACATAGACCTCCCACGCTTGTGCATTAATGATTGATGGTGTGCATTCAATTCTCTTACGAGAAACTGACTGAACCCAAATGTCCTGGAAGTTGCGTTGATGGTAATCAAACCGATCATGTATTTCCTTAACCATGAGGTCAAAAAGGCCTCTAATACCCCCTGGTATCCGTTCCATTTCTAGAGAAGCAGTGTTTTGATCATGCACCATGTTCATAGGGACTGAACTCGTGAAGTTAGCCTTAGTCGTAGAGTGTTTAACGCTCCACATCTGTAGCTGCCTCTGAGTCGGTCGGTATGAAATCCTCCTTATCTGTCCGTAATGGACATTCAAAGGAAGGGTGATACGCCTCCAAACTGCCCACGGCTCCTCCACATGTGTGGAGTTGTTCGCTTGCAGATTGGACCCATACTGGCAATTGGAAGTGAGTATGATAAAGGGAGAAACGAATTTCTGACCCTTATCACTCAATTCCGCCATAGGGAGGACGTAATCATTGATCGAAACAATGTTCTCAAATTCGACAATGTCTTGCCTTGACGCGTGATTTTGACCGAAATCATCCAATACTACAATTGGCTGACCGGTATACCCATCCCAGTGGTCGGTGGAACATGACCTGGAGTAGCGCAGCTTTTCCATATCATCTTCCAATCCTGGATAAAATGTTTTACCTAGGAGCCGAACAAGGGTTTGGACAAGGGTTGTC